GCTAGAGAAAGAAAGCGCAGGTTACATTATGTAAGTAATATCCTGGTTGTTTCTGATCCTAGCAACCCAGAGAACGAAGGTAAAGTATTCCTTTACAAGTTCGGTAAGAAAATCTTTGATAAGATTATGGAATCAATGCAGCCTGCATTTGAGGACGAGACTCCTATCAATCCTTACGACTTCTGGGAAGGTGCTGAGTTTAAAATCAAGATCCGTAAAGTAGAAGGATGGGTTAACTATGACAAGTCAGAGTTTGCTAAACCAACCGCGCTATTTGATGGTGATGAAGAGAGACTAGAGAATGTGTATGGGAAACTATACTCTCTGCAAGACTTTCTCAAGCCAGAGAACTATAAGTCATATGATGAATTAAAATCTAAGATGAATAAAGTTTTGGGTATTGATGCAGGTGCTCCATCAATGGACATGCCGGCAATGAGTGTGGTTAATGAAACCCCAATGGCACAGGCGGCAACAGCTGCTCCTGTCATGGAGTCATCAGCCTCAAGTGATGATGAAGATGATACTTTATCCTACTTTGCTAAGTTGGCTAAAGAGAACTAAAGAATCCTTACCTTAGGATAAACCTGTTATAGGTTATAGGGATTCTTCGGAGTCCCTTTTTTTATCTACTGGCTAATGCTTCTCTACTTCTATTAGGCTTACTAGGTGACATAACATATGTATCCCCACCCCTAGTAGTAGAATTATCTGATGTTACAGCATTCACTGCAGAGACAACAGTTGGTTGAGCAGATGATTTCTCTAGCTCGTTCTCACCAGACATAGATTTAATCTCTTCGCCTTTCTCGTTAAGGCCATCACCTTGGACTTTCATAGAGTCTATACTATCATCACCTGCAGTAAATACTTTGTTAAATCCGCGCATGAACCCTTCACCCGGAGTCTCTCCCCCAGGCATAGCTGCTGCAATTGCATGCATCGCACCTGATGCTACTGCAGAAGGGAATGTGACAATCTTCTTAAATATCTTTAATAGGTTTAAAGCAACATTCTGAATTAAACCTCCAATACCGATATCAGCAATAGAATCTTTGATACTACCTATGAAGCCTACAATGGTATCAGTAATAGAAGTGAATAGGTTTGCAATTAAATCTTTAAAAGAGAATGAATCGAGTTGTTCGGAAAAATTCTCAAAACCTAACTTACCTGCAATCCACGATATGCCGCTCTTTAATAAGTCTAATGGAAGACCAATAAAACCTTCTAGGAATCCAGATATACCGCCGAAAAGTCCACCTATAATACCTTCTAGGAAACCTTTCTCCGAGTACTTATCAAACCCAGCCATAGCACCTTTGAATGTATCGAAGAGTGACATAATAACAGTTATTGGTAAGAATAACCTACCTAGTGTTCTACCGAAACCACCAGCAACTTTAGCGACACTTTTTAGTATGCCTACAATTCTTTTGATGGTATCTACTGCTGGTTTAATAATTTTACTCACACCACCACCCGGCATTGCACCTTTAAGAGAACGCAAGCTGCTGCCTACCGCCTTAATAGGGGTTAGTACAAAGTCCTTAAGGCTCTTAACTACACCACCTATAGCTTTAAAGGGTTTAGTAAGAGATTGGAATACACCTCCCAGTCTACCAAAGAACCCTACTTTACCAAACTGGCCCGTAGCTGTTCTAAATGTCTTTAATCCTGCAAATCCAGCGGTGAATGCTCTCTTAATGTTAGTTAAACCCTTAGTGAGAGGCTTAAATATATCTCCGATACTATCCGCAATCTTTGCGATACGTGCAGATGCTCCTGTTCCAATACCTTTAATTGATGCTCCAAAACCCTTAGTGAATCCGGTGATTGATTTACCTAAACCTTTACCGATCTTAGCAAGATCAATTCCGAAAAGTTTAGTTACAGCATTAACTGCTTTGAATATTACCTTAGTAAATACCTTAATAATTTTAGTAAATGATTCTGCCACACCCACTGCGAACCCAGCACCCAATGCCAATAGTGCAACTGGAATGGCGAGTAATGCTGCACTCACACCTGCAACTGGCCCATCAATCTTGCCAAGGTCTTCAGTGTTAGATAAGATCCCTTCTAAAGCTTCCAATACCTTATCTGCATGTGCCCTTGCTTCTTTCTGCCTCTCTAAATCAGCAGGATCCTTAGACTGTAGAGTCCGGACCATTTCTTCCATACTCTTTCTCTGTTCATCGTTTAACTTTACGGAGTCATTTAATAACTGATTCTGTAAATTATCTGCTAAAGACTTATTGTCAGCAGCTGCCTTAGAAAGAGCATTCTGTTCCTGCAACCCCTTGGTGAGGCCCGCAAAAGGATCTTCTTGATTATCAGGTGGTGTGGGATTATCTTTCATCGGTCATTCCTATTTTTTAGTAAAGGCCTGTGCACCAAAGAAGGCTGCTACAATACCTGCTACGGCTACAAAGTATGTTGGCGCCATAGAACCCAGAGTTGACTGAGCTTCATTGAGTCCTGACCAACTTGCTATTACCACAGCAAATGGATATAGTAACATGCCTAAGAGAGCAAACCATGCCATCTTTCTCTGAGCATCTCGCATAGCATCTTGGTCATCAAGTTCTTTTCTTTTAAATTCCAAGTACATATCATGCTCTTCCTTAGATACTTTACCATCGCCATTAGTGTCCGCTGGATGAGTTTTATTTTCTTCGGTCATCTTTTATTTTCCTTTTTAATTCTTTCGTTCTCTTCCTTTATCCACTCCTGTAAGAGCGCGACATATATTTCCCTTTCCCAAGGCATCATATTATCTAGTTCAGTTAAACTATAATTATGATGCTGCATCATCGCGAAGTTAGTCTTGTAGTGATTAACTAGGCTATCGTGAGAGAGGCCTACGTAAAAAAACTTTGTAGACCTTTTAATTCCGTAGAATTATCCTCTTTACATGCAGTACAATTAAATTCTACTGTAGTCTTTAGTACTGGCATGGTTTCAAAGAAATTTGCCAGTGATTGGAATTGTGCAGTATTTAAAGACTCCACAAAATCTCTCATTTTAGTCTTACCCTCTGCTGCAGCAGGATAAACATTATCTTCATCAAACACACTATCAATGCATTTCATAATAATATCAAATGCGGTTTCAATGGATTCCTCTTTATCAGGGTTAATGGATGATATATCATCGAATGATGGGTATCTCATTTGAACACCGACTGTATCGGTAATCATAATTACACCGTCATCTTTGGGTACATCAACTCCAATTTCATCAAAGTTAACACTCACATCGTTCTGTGTACTACAATGATCACACTTGACTTTAAGTCCTATAGATTCTCCAACAGATTTTGATCTAAGTTGTAAGAATAAACTTTCAATATCAAATGTAGCTAATTTATTAATATTAATATCATCTATCACACAAGAGGATATCATATCCTTAGTTGCCTTAACAATCTGTTTCTGATCATTAGACTCTAGTGCCATCATTAATATCTTTTCCTCTTTTACTAGATAAGGTCTAAAAGTAATAACCTGACCGGTAGAAGGGATAGTTGTTTCATAGCTCGCACTATTAAGTTTTGGTAATGCCATTATAATCTCCTAAAATTATATAAGACCAGATGGTATCGCGCTTCTGAATGCTGACGCTGTTGAAGACAACGGCCCTTCTGGTACATAGTTATCGTAACTGAATGTTACACTAATTTTCTGGACAGCACTTTCACTGTTATTGTCCAGAGCAATTCCAGTAATTGTGGTAGGAAAGGCATTTTCTAACCTAACTCCATATACGGGAATATTCTTTTCATTCAGCTGCTGTATAACAACATCCGAAGTAAAATCTTTTTTAAATTTTGCACGGTATGATTCAGTATTAAATACTTGTTCTAACCAATCGTCAAACATAGTTTTCATATAATAATCATTGGTGAGTAAGAAGGAACACGTCACATCTTCATTAATAAAGGAATACGGTATCTTTACTGCCTGTTTATCTGCTTGATAATCAAGTGTTGCAATCTGTCGACCGGGAATCGTTACGTTCTCACATAAGAGAGAAATATCTCTAGGGTCATTTACCATAGATTTAAGGCCGCCGCCAGATGTAATTGCTCCTACTAATCCTTGGGTACTTAACAGATTACCCTGTGGTGGTGTAAAAAAGATTTGAAATCTATTTGTCTTTGCAAGTCCACCTCGTTTACTGATTATACTTTTTAAATTATCAATGGACATTATCTGCCTCCCTGGTACACTTTTCTGGAATCAGCCCAGGCCGATCGGGCGCTCTTCTTCTTAAATTGCTGTATTGGTAGATAGATTGCTGTTTCCCAGTCGGTCATAGGCACACGTGACATCTGTGACTTGACGTGAGATACTAAATACCTTTTAAAGCATGGTTCAAATTCTTTATACTTCTTAACCCCTTGCAACAAGTCATATGTTAATCGGGTTAAACGAGAATCTGGTTTTAAATCTTTAGGTGCAAGTTTAAATAATTCATTTAATAATCTTGCACGCGCAACAGGGTTAACATAATGGAGATTTAATCCATAGAATCCGCCTGGTGCAGGACCTACAATAATAGTTAATGGAAATTTATCATAGTATGGTAGGGTTTCTTTTGTTTTAGGATCATAAAAATACATGACCATATCACCTACACGAATTTTAGTCTGTTTCTCTAGTGCATCATCCTTAAGAATTTTAGTCCTAGAAGGAACAGCAAGTTCTTTTACCTTTTTACCGAACCACTCTTCGGATTCTGGGGTCCTAGATCGGATTCCTGCTCTGAATGCCGCGGCACTGATTTTATCGAATATAGACATACTACTATTTATACTATCCCTTTATTAGTTTGATACCAAGATTGGTTAAAGTGTCTTCGGTCCACACTTGAAATTTCCAACCTTTATGGTCTGCATATTGTTGTGCAGCTTCCCACTTAGAGGTGTTTTTAATGTATGATGTAACCTCATTAATATATCTTTTGGTTTTACGAGCACCTTTCTTGGGTGGCATAGTTTGACTCTTTGGTTTAATCTCAATTAATATAATCTCTCTATTATCAAGTTCGATTAATAAGTCTACATAGTACCTATGAAGTTTATTGTCTGTTTTACACTTATATGGAACAACAACCTCTTCACTATTCCATTTCTTAACTCTGGGGTTTGATTCACACCACTTAAATGCTTGTCTCTCCCATAGAGAACGATAAACGACTTTACTGGCATCACCCATGTACTTTCGTTTGTCTTTAATTGTGTATTTCCCTCTGTAAGCC